AGGAGATAAAATTATATGGCACTAGTAACCTCTGGCTCGCTCGCAGCGGCCTACCAGGAGTACTTCTCGAAAGAGTTGCTCCAACGTCAATTGCCCATCTTACAGATGGAACAATTCGGAATGAAAGCCGCGCTTCCCCGGAAGAACGGCAACAAACAGATTCGCTTTTTCCGCTACTCGAATCCGAGCATTAGCTCGATCATCGAAGTAACGTCGGAAGGCACAAACCCTGGCAATAACGAACGTGAGTTGACACTGTCGACTGTCGGTGCGACCCTCCAGCAGTTTGCCAGCTTGGTCAAGCTGTCTGATATCTTGCAAGCCACAAACTTGTTTGATTCCATGGCACAGGCCACGACTCAACTCGCAGAAGATCACGCGCTTCACGCGGATACATTGGTTCACCGAGTACTCACGACCGGAACTACCTCCGGAACTGGCACTCTGTCCACCTCAGTCCGCTACGCGCAGAACAGCAACTCGACGGCATTCATCGCCGCGACTGCAGCTAACTCGGCCTTCACGGCACTCGACTTGCTCGACTCCGTGACGTCACTCCGAGTTGACAAGGCTCCTACAATCAAGGGTGGATACATCCTGGTTGCAGATCCTCGTACTGCTCGCTCGATCCTCAATGATGACGACTATATCCAGGCGCATCACTATTCGGGCACGGACAGCTTGCTGAAGGGTGAAGTTGGCGCGTACTACGGAGTGAAGACTCTGTTGTCGCACAACATTCTGTCCTTCGGTTCTGCTTCTGCTAATGCCATCTCTGGCACTGCAGCTGCGGCCTACAACTCCAGCACTGCGCCTTTCTTGGCGAACATTGTGCTCGGTGACCAGGCATTCGGCGTACCTAGCCTCACAGGCGACTCGCCCTATAGCCCCAAGGTCCTAATTGCAGAAGGTCCGGACAAGTCCGACCCTCTGGATTTGGTAACCTCGGTCGCTGTCAAAACGTACTACACCGCGGTTCAGTTGAACGGAGCGTTCTACCGAGTCGTGTTTAGTCGTTCTGAAGTCAGCTAATTAAATGGGCGCGGTCGTATTAATGATCGGGCCCGAAGCGAAGGCTCGGGGAGGCAAAAATCTCCCCGGGCCCGAGCCTAAAAGCGAGGGTACGAAAATGGCTAACATGGTAAATATTCCGATCGAAAATTTGACCATCTCGCAAGAGACCGAACAGGCCGAGCCTATGGTTGGCGATATGGTTGAATTGACCGGAGAAGTTGTTGAAATCAAAGAAGGCGTTGCCATGGTTCGCGTAAGCGAGGCGGAAGGAGAGATTGAAAAAGAATCTCCAGAAGCCGAAACCGAAGGCGAACGTCTCAGGAATGAAGCCGTCGAGATGGACGGTGGGGAAATGATGGAAGACTGATGCCACTCTACGAGTACGAAGATAGGGATACAGGGGGCGTTGTAACGCTCGAGCGTCCGGTAGATGAAAGGGACAATGTCCCAAGTAAACTAAAACGACGCAACTTTCCCTCCAGCTTCAGACTTGTTAATTGTGGTTCAGACCCAGCATACCACCCAGCGGCCATGGACGGTCGCAACATTCTTAAAGGTTATCACGCACTAGAACAAAAACTCGGCTCTAAGTTCCGCCCAAGACATAAAGCCGATACAATTAAACAAGTTTGGGCAAAACATAGGAAATTAGATCCATGAGTGACATCAATCTGCGTCGCGAATTGAAAGCAAAAGGCAAGCCCATCCGGCTTGACTCAGCCAAGGAAACAGTTGCCGTCGAGTTTATCACGACAGCAACCACAGGAACATTTGTCTCGGGTACCTCTACCCTTGGCATCACAGTTCGGCTGAACGGCACTAACTACAAGATCCCGGTTTACAGCTAATGTCTGCCGATTTAGATCGTTTTGGAGCCAGGAACGGTTTTACCGTTGGCACCACAGGCGTTGCCGGACAGGCATATTGGGCGATCCAAATGCTGGCCGACACGACCTTCAGCACCATTACAGGAGACTACGATGGTACACTGACAGGCGTGACGATCGGTTCCGGTAACATAATCTACGGACAGTTTAACAGCTTCACTGCTGGAACTGGACGTGTGATCGCCTACAAGGGCTAATTACCTATTAGCAGTCAACCCGCCAAAGGTTCAAGTCCTTGGCGGGTGATTGCATTGTGATTTTATGCCAAGATTATCTCTAGGACTTGGAGTGCAAAACATCCGCAAGGTTGGTGGTGGTGCTGCACCCAGCGGGATTCCTGTGGCGAGTACGGCAAGTGTTGTCATATCTGGGAATGCAACCTTCAATGGAACAGCAGTCAAGAAGGTTAATCCACAACAATGTTTTGGCGATCTTGTATTTGGAGGAAAATTGTATGTGGGCTCTGGGGTAGTATATGCCTACGGGCTTAGTGAAAATTTTGGCAAGGTTTTAATTCCACCACAAGCCACGGCTATCGATGATATTCCAGATGGGAGTCCACAACTTGATACTCCAGCCAACACTTGGAGACTTGTGGATGCTTCTTATAATAGCGAAAATAATTCTTACGACATTAACAACATTGCAAACAACTCATCTACCGACGCAAATTACATCCCCACAACTGGCTGGTCTCCATCCATCACCATCACCGCCGCTTGATGAACATTCCGCTAGTCATCCTCTGCCTTGCTTTTTCATCCTGCTCACCACGCAAGGTTGACACAAACCCGCTTCCTGTATATTCAGACATGGGCGCAGCATCTGACTTAGGCGCAACTAAGCCATGAGCGAGGAGCAGGTATGGAGCATAGAGGTCAAACTGGCCCGAATGGAAGAGCGGCAGGTCCAGTTGTACAAAATGGTCGAGACCAGCTTGTCAAACTACGCAGATGTGGTAAATAGAGTTTCTGCCCTGGAGCACCTCCGTTCCAGGATATTCGCAATTGCTGGGGTCGCCGGGCTACTGTTTTCTGTTGCCTGGGACCTAGTCAAAAACAGGATGAACCACTAATGGCAACACTCGGCACACAGACAATCAGCACAAGCTACACCCAACTCCTAAAGACGTTTGGTAGCAACATTGTCGACGGAACACTGCGAGCCGTTTCTAGTGGAGACGAGGCTGGAGTCTCGGCCCTACAGATATCGACGACAGGGGTAAAGAGCACCGGGTCGCTTGCGGTGGATGGGCTTGCCACCGTTGGGACCCTGGAGATTGGAGCTACTGGTCCGAATATAACTAAGGTGTCATACGGCACATTCCCATTTACTGGAGGTACGGTTCAAACACACGCTGCCAACGACACCACAACTGGAACATTTGCGTTGCCATGCCAGCTTGGTGACATTGTGTTCGCTTCGATCAATAGCCTCGGATCAACCACTGGAACGGCACTGGTTTCAACAGACTTTTTCCCGATAGCGACGGATGTTGTTAGATTCAACATAATCGGGAAAGGCGCAACCGCAGGAACAATTCCTGCAGGAACAATCTTCGCAACAGCAATGAGGTTTACAACTTAATATGGCAAACGTACTCGATCGCAATTTCGACTTCGCAACCAACGGCACGGTCACGGCAGCTGGTCTGCACAACCTTATTGACGAGACCAATATTTACGCCGGACTAATCTCGACCCAGGAAGAAAAGACAACTGTAGGCACTGCAGATTTATTGCTTGTCGCTGACTCGTCATCGATAGGAAGTCCTCAGATAGCTGCGAACCGGACGACTGTTTACAATCTGTTTGAAGACGCACTGACAGGCGGGACATATGCAAATGCACAGCTTTCTGGGAATTTGACATATGGAACTGCAACAGGCCAACGAACGATAAGCACAGGAGCGACAATTACGAACGGAACAATTTCCAATCTTACTGCCGGAACGACTACATCAACTCTCGGAACAATCACAAATTTATCTTCTGGGACGACAAACTCAACATCTGTGATTGCGACGTCAGGTACGATTGGAACACTCAACTCAACAACCGGAACAGTTGCCACGCTCAACAGCACAACCGGGACGATAGCTACGCTCAACAGCACAACTGGAACAATTGGTAATCTGTCAACTACGCTTGCTGGTGATTTAACAATTAGCCAAGGAACTGCAACAGTGGGGACAAGGGTTGCAGTTGTTAATACTGCCCAAGAATATACCGCAGCACATAATTTCAATGCGACAACGCTTACAAGCGGAAACTCAATAGCTTGGAATTTGTCCACAAACCAAGTGGCGAGGCTTGTTCTTTCTACAAATGGAACAATGGCCGATGCATCAAACAAAGTTGATGGTTCAGTATATATTCTGCTCGTAACCCAAGGAACTGGATCAAACACATTGGCTTGGAATGCAACATATAAGTGGCCTGGTGGAACCGCACCCACCTTAACAACCGGTGTTTCCAAAAGCGATATTTTCACATTCATATCAAATGGAACAAATTTATTTGGTGTAGCAAGTCAGAATTACTCGTAAGGAATAACAATGGCTTGGCCTGTTTTTCCATTTTCAATGTTTTCGGCTAAATCTCCAACAAGTATTGAATATCTTGTTGTTGCTGGAGGAGGAGGAGGTTGTGGAGCAGGGGCAGGCGCGGGAGGATACAGAACAGCAGCAAATTTTTCAATTACTTCCGGAACAATTGCAGTTACAGTTGGCGGAGGTGGAGCTGGCAGCACAAACAATTTGACAGGCGCGGCTGGTGCAGATGGTTCATCTTCTGCATTTGGATCAATATCATCTACTGGTGGGGGTGGTGGAGCAAACACAGGAAATAGTGGCAACGGAGTTGGACGCGATGGCGGATCTGGTGGTGGAGGAGGTCCAGATGCTGGAGTTTCAAGAGCCGGAGGAACTGGAAATCTTGGGGGATATTCCCCGGTTGAGGGATACAATGGCGGAGGGAACGGAGGGGCTAGTCCATCTCCGTATCCATCTGGAGGTGGAGGAGGTGCTGGAGGAACTGGTGGAAGCGGGGACGGATCTACAACAAGCGGAAGTGGAGGCATTGGATTAAGTTCTTCTATATCTGGAGCGTCAGTTCAATATGCGGGAGGAGGAGGAGGAGGATCGTACACGGGAGGAGGAACCGCTGGGGCTGCGAGCTTTGGAGGTGGGGCTGGAGGAGGAAATGCTGGACAAGAAAATACTGGAGGAGGTGGCGGCGGAGCAAATGCTACCGATTCTCTCGGAGGTAATGGCGGATCTGGAATTGTTATCATTAGATATCCGAGTAATTTTTCCGCGGCATTGTCAACTACTGGATCTCCAGTATTCTCTGATACAGGTGGATATAAAATATATAAATTTATAGGGTCTGGAAGCATAACATTTTAATATGGCACACTTTGCACAGCTTAATGATGACTCTGTTGTTACAAGCGTTATAGTTGTAAACAATAGTGAATTGCTTGATGAAAATGGAAATGAATCAGAGCAAATTGGAATAAATTTTTGTAAAAATTTATTTGGTGGGACCTGGGTTCAGACTTCATATAACAATAATTTTAGAAAAAGGTACGCTCAAATTGGTTGCAAATATGACAAAAATTTTGACGCATTTATTCCGGCGAAACAATACAATTCATGGATTTTTAATAATCAAGAACTAGATTGGAATCCTCCAGTAGAATATCCAAGCGATGGAAATTTTTATACATGGAATGAAAATGAAATAAAGTGGGAAAAAATAAATGACATTAGCTGAAATTGCTCAGTACGCTGGCGAGAAGGTTGGCAAGACCGATGCCGATACGCTTACCTTCTTGCAGAAGTCGGCATCGCTAAACTACCGACGCGTGTGGAACTTTGCCCCCTGGAGGGAAAGCATCACAAACTCAACGTACTCAGTCTCAACTTCGACCAGGACGGTTACTCTCGGGTCTCTTGTGGAAAATCCATTATCCGTGGCCTACGGAGACAGCGAGCTTTTGTCTGTGGATCTTCAGACAATTGTCAGTCAGGACGCTGACTTGCTTGACTCTGAAAGGACCGGGACTCCGACTCAGTATTATTTCAAGGGCCGGAACACGTCGGGGACTGCCGAGATCGATCTGTACCCACTGCTCAATACGTCCAGCACAACCACGTTGAAGGTAATAGAAAAAGTCGCATGCGTTACAAGGCAGAATAATATTGTTGAGTTTCCTCCGAGTTCTTCCGCTCTTAACGACGAGTTGAGACTACCGCACGTCCAGCACGTTGTCCTGGCACTTACTCACGCCGACGCCTTGGAGCGTGAACGTCAGTACGCCAAGGCTCAGGCAGTCGTGTCGACCGCAAATGCTGACCTAGCGCAGATGGCTCAATACGAGATGAGCCAGGTCGGGGGAATAAAGGTCATCACACCGTCAAGTTTAGGCGAATACAGCATCACAGACATAGGGGTTTAATCCGTGCCATATTTTCAGGACAATTTAGACGAAGTCTTGTCCTTTGACGGAATTCGCAATTTTACTGGGGGCCAGGCTAGCGGATTGCAGTCTGATCTCCTGGGCGAAAATCAAGTCCAGCAGTTGTACAACATGACCCTTTCCCCGAAGGGCAATCTTGAGACTAGGGTCGGAACTTCAAGTTTTGCCACCGGGGCAACCAGTGGGACAGGATCTATCGGTGGGATGCGGTACTATGAAACAGGATCGACGTCGCAATTGCTCACCGTGACAAACGGAAGATTCTACAGCATCAATTCAAGCGGCAGTGCGACAATACACCCTGCAGATTTAACATGGGCCGCGACCACAAGTTCGTTTGGAACGAACACACAAAAATGGGCTAGCGGATATTCTATTGGTTCTGCCGTCGAAGTGAGCATGGCACAATTCAATAACAAGATGTACCTAGCGGACGCTGATGGAGATCTTCATTATTGGGACGGAGATGTTGTGGTTAGGCAGGCAGGAAAGGTCAGGGCAATCACAGTAACCAGTGGTGGTACCGGGTATACTAGCGCAACGGCAATCGTGACAGGACCACAGTGGGGCGGACAATTCCCTACGCTTACAACAGTTGTGAATTCTGCAAGTGGAGTTATTTCAGAAATTATAGTTAATGATGGTGGTTATGGCTACTCTGGCGCGCCGACAGTTACAATTATTGGGAATGGATCTGGGGCCACGGCAACGGCAACTGTAAGTCCGCCACCGCAAAATCTTAGGCTTTTGATCAATACCGAAAACAGGCTTTTTGCGGTTGGGTCTGGAGATACTAGGAACACTCTTTATGCGTCAGACATTCTCGATCCTGCCGTGTGGGATACAGCAAACAGCATCGTCGTGAACGGAGATGACGGAGACCAAATCACGGCAATTGTCCCATACTATAAAAACAGAATCATTGTATTCAAAAAGCGTCGAGTCTTCCAGGTGGACATTCCTAGCGACGCCACAACGGCAGCCGATTGGATCGTGTCTATCATATCAAACAACACTGGCTGCGTAGCATCCGGGAGCGCTGTCCAGGTAAGTAGCGATATTCTTTTCTTATCAGACAACGGGATCAGATCCTTAGTTCGCTCAGTTGCGGACGACTTTAGCTCGGTAGGTGTGCCAATCTCAGAAGTTATCAAAGACGTCATCCAAACCATTAACACTGATTCAATCAGAATTTCCACAGCAATTTACTACGACAACAGATATTTCCTGGCAGTACCGACAGGATCGAGCAACGTCAACGACACGCTCATAGTTTACAACACTGTGCTTGGGGCATTTGAGGGGACCTGGAGCCCAAAGATAATGCAATTTACCCTTACCAACTTTAACCAGGCCGGAACCAGGGCAATGTTCAAGAAGGTGAACGGAGTTATTGAGCAATATGCTGGCTACAAGTCCCCGGCTGGAACGGTCTCGTCAGACTACCAGGATGCTGGGACAAACTACGAGTCCTATGTTCGCACAAAAGATTTTAATTTCGGGGATACGTTTGCTGCCAAATATGGATCGCATTTCGAGGTAATTTTTGACGACTCGTTTTCTAATAGTGCAAACATCTTTATTCAGAGAGACGTCGACACTGGAGACATCAGCGTTCAGTCCGGGTTAAATATTGCAAGTTCAGTGCTCACACTGGATTTTGTTTTGCCAGCAGTACTCCCGACGCCAGTAAAGAAGCGGATTGCAAGCGATCTTCGCAAGTATGAGAAGTGGCGCCTGCTGAACATTAAAATTTCAAGCACTGCAAACAAAATGGCGATTCGCCAAATTATTGCGGCCGCCAACCCGGACACGATCGAGATCCAGAAGGTAATATGACAGCTATAGAATATATTGAGGCGTCCGGGGTGCCAGAGGGGATGTGGCACAACCTATCTGATTGGTTTAATTGGTTTGAGAAGCAGGGCATGGTCGGCATCGTCGAGGACTCGAATGGCATCGCTGGGGTGGCGCTAGCCAGGTGTCTTAAAGAGGGCCAAAAGCCCGACCACTACGTTCACTCTGAGGATGGGGACAATGTCTTTGTAGACTTGACGATCTCCTCAAAGGGTGCTATCTCCTTGAGGTGCCTGTTGCTTCTCCTTTGGGAGCGTTTTGGCATTCGTAAACGTATTACGTTTAATCGTTCTGGAAGATACAGGAGTTATGACTATATGAATTTTATGAAAAAGGCAAGGGTCTAATGGGTGGCGCACCTTCTATTCCTGCACCTCCTCCCCCGCCCGATCCCGCGGCCGTAGCGCAGGCCAATGCCGAGGCTTACAAGAAAAACATTGAAACGTATATGGAGAAGGCTCCTGGCATGGCCGAGCTCGAGAACAAGCTACGAATTCAGTACATGCCACAACAACGTTCCCTAGAGCGCCAATTGTCAGCGCTTGACCAGCAGGCCGGGGTACAGGCCGGGATGCAACTTGAGCGTCAGTACGGACCGCAACGTACCCTAGAAGGATTGCGTAGGGCCTACGAACAGAGTCCGCAGGCTTATGCCTTAAATCGCGGATTGGGAGATCAGATGACCCGCCAGTTTGGGCGTCTTTACGGAACTAGCCCATACGCTTCAGTCGAGCAGAATGTGGCAATGAACCGCCAGCCAGGACCAGTTGATTTCTATAGCACGATTGGCACAAACATTGGCAATCCAGATTTAACTGTAGGAACTAAATAATATGTCCGTATACGGTAAATCATACACAAAATACAATGTTGACAAGGATGGCAATATTACCAGCTACCAAGAACCTTGGAATTATGGAGGGGGAAAGCCTTATAATGTAGAATGGCAGGGCGCACTTGACCTTTCGGCGGCATTATATAACGAGGCCGTACAGAAAAGCACAGATATAAAGTTAAAAAAACTAGAACAAAAGCAAGACGAGCAATTCAAGCTTCTTGATAATTCTGCAAAGCAAAACACATATAATTCTTTGTCGCAACAAATTGC